CAATTAGAGAGATATTTTAGAATATACGGTGAGGCAACTAAGGCATTAAGAGAATGCAGATATGAAAACGCTAGCTATTTATTGAATTTGTTATTATCTTTTTTTGAAGAAGATAAAGAATCTATAAAAGATTATGAACATTTAATAGAAGTATTAAAAAAGAATATAGAGGCATGTGACATATTAAATAATAATAATATTTAATTATGATATTGAAAAATAATGGGCTTAAAAGCCCATTATTTTTTGCCTTAATTTTAAGAAATAAGTGAGAAAAAAATAACTTTTTTGGGAAAAGAACTTGCTATCTTTCCAAACAGAGTTATTGTCATCACATAAATAATTAAAAAAGAGGTAATTAAAAATGAATAAACAATTAAAAAAAGAATTAGCAATAATAAAAAACAATAATAAAGAGGCTACAAAAGCAATAAGGGAATTATTAAGTAATGATAAATTAGATGTTGATTTGAATAGATATAATGCAGAAGTTAATTTTAATAATGAGGAGATAGTAAGAACTGATAAAGATAGAGATGGAAAAATAATATCTTCTTTCAGAGTATATAGCATGAGAGTAGATACTAATACAAGCGATGATATTATAAATAATTATGCAGATTTTTTAGAATTATCATCAAGAATGATGAGAAAAGAAATGCAAACAAAAATAAATGAATTATTAGGTTATTATATAACAAAAACAGAGGCAGAAATAAATAATTTAAATATTGCTTAAGATAACAATGAATATACAGCTTTATTATATATAAAGCTGTATATAAAAAAATATAACTTTTTAGAGAAAATGACTTGCTATCTTTCGACAAAGAGTTATTTTCACACCATAAATCATTAATTAAAAAGAGGTAATTAAAAATGAATAAAAAATCAAAAAATCATAAGCAATTAGAAGCATTAGAAAAAAATAATAATAATGAAGCTACAATAGAAATAAGAAAATTATTAAATAATAATAATTTATTTGCAGACATACGAGAATATGATGCGGCAGTATATATAGAATATTATATAAATGGAAAAAGAAGATACGATGAAGTTATAGGAGCTCACATTAAAGATAATAAAACTGTATGCAATTATCCAGTTTACTCTACTTATATAAGTGATGAAACAAACAAAGAGTTTATGGCACATTATGCAGTATTATTAAAGTTATCATCTAAAATATTAGAAAAAGATACAATTAGAAATAAAATTAACAAAATATTAACTAGATATATGAATAAAATAAAATATGAAATAGACAATTTGAAAGTACTGTAAACCTTTTTTTAATTATTTAAATGGATACTTTATATATAATAATATATAAAGTATCCAGATTATAAGGTAAATACACCTTCACTTTCATAAATACTTTTCGTATCTTCAAAATGATTTTTAATCACTCTATGAAGAGCCATGATAGAGGCTACAACACCATCTATTCTTTTATATGATCTTCTTCTGTCAGGTTTTACAGGAAGATAATTATCTCTACCATCTGTTCTAACTTCACAGCAGCTTATCATCCAATTAAGAACTGCATTATTACCATGTAGAAGTTTGCGTTCATCTATAGTTTTTTCAAATAAAGAAGTTCCTTCAGATAAACCTCCGACAGCAAAAGACTGCCTAACCTGTTCCATTTTGAAGCCTTCGCTTTCTAAGTGTGTTACTATTTCAATAGCTTTCCAAGGGTCATAAGCTATTTCTATAATTTCAAAATCTTTCGCATCATTTAAAATTGAAGATTCTATAACATCAAAATCTATTATATCACCGCTTGTTAAAGTAATTAAACCTTGAGAGGCCCATAATTCATAAGGTACTCTATCCTCTTTAGAACGCTGTCTTATATTTTCTTTAGGCATAAAGAAGCGAGGCAGAAGTATATACGGACCATTATCAATAGAATCAAAACATAAAACATAAGCCGCTATATCTCTTGTAGTTGCTAAATCCAAACCGATGCAGGCTTTCCTGCCTTTTAATTCATTTATATTGATATTTTGATGTGAATAAGATTTAAGCCACCTGTCAGAAGAAATCCAAACCTCGCTTGCCTGTGTCCAAACATTCAAGTTCTTTGTAAGTATATCAGTTCGCTGAATAGGCTTATCTAGTCCTTCTAAAAGCCTAGATTTTAGGTAATTGTCTTTTACAGAAACATTTATATTAGGATTAGCTTGAAAAATAATTTTATTTATTAATTCTTCCTGTTTTGAAACATCTTCATTTTTATTTAATTTTTCTTTATATTCAGACATAAATACCCAAATATCATTGATGTCATCAGGCTCGTATATTATAGTAAAATACTCATCATTATTTAATGAACCTTGTAATACTTGCTTTGCATATTCATATTCAGAAAAACATACTGAAGATTTATCAAATCCAGCCGTAGTAATTATAAATATAAGAGGCTGCCTTCTAGCTCCCATTCCAGATTCAAGAACATTTAATAATTCATTATCAGGATGTGCATGATATTCATCTACTATAACTAAATGCGGATTTAATCCGTCTTCAGTGTTGCTGTCCTGTCCAAGCGGTTTGGATTTTGAGGCAGTATCTTTTTTCTTTGTAATTGTAGAAGTTTGTTTATATGTAATTGCTTCTTTATTAAGAGCTTTTGCTTTTCTTATTTGCCTTTCGCTTTCACTCCATGCAATTTTCGCTTGATCTTTTTTAGTAGCTATATAGTATATTTCAACTCCAGCCTCTGCAGGACTGTCGCAGAAAAAACAATAATTACCAATTCCAGATGCAAAAGTAGTTTTTCCATTTTTCCTACTCACCTGAACATAAGCCTTTTTAAATCTTCTTAAATTATTTTCCTTTCTCCTCCATCCAAATATGATTGCTATTATAAACTGTTCCCAAGGCTCTAGTATAATATTATGATTTGCCCATTCTCCTTTCGTATGTACTAAAGATTGAATAAAAGTAATAGGACGTTTAGCTTCGTTCTCATCAAAATAAAAAGGATAATCATTATTTTGACGAAGTCCGCCTTTGGCGTTAGATTTTTCTATATCGTCCAAATGCCTTTTCACAGATAAAAAAGCAGCTTGACATACTGGTAATTTTTTATTAATAACATCATCTATATATTGATTATAAGTGTACATATTATATATAAAAAATATAAAGATTTATAACTCAAAAATACGATAAATATTATAGAAAAATTGTTGACAAAAAAAGACTATACTATATATTTATATCATCCAAAAAGGAAAGGCAATGTAAAATATATTTTTAATTGATTAAATTAGAGAAACATCATATTTAGATGATAGTATAGCTACTAATGTATCTTTATATGAGATAAATGTATTAAAAAATCAAGAGTTTATTATGATAAAAATTAATACAGTACCTTTAGAGAGTGCTACAAGAAAAAAATTAGATATTATTCTAAATAATTTAGGATGGATTACTAATGAATTTGATAAATATTGCAATGTATTTACCGAACGAGTAAAAACAAACGAACAAAAAGAAAAAATAAAACTTTTGTATCCTAATGGCAGATTTCCTGATTATGTACTTTATAAAAGCAATACAGATATACCATTAGCAATTATCGAAACTAAAAGAATTGGGGTGGATATAGAGAAAGCATTAGAGCAGGCAGAAGAATATGCTAAATGTTTAAATGTTAAAGTTGTATTTGCTTATGATGGTTTTATCTTATCATCAAGATGGGTTTCTAATAAAGAACCATTAAAAATAAATGGAGAACCTATATACGATTTACTATCTGAAAAACATTTATTAAACTTTATAGAAAATAACGGTAATATTATAACTTCTAATAAGAAAACTAAAACTAGAGAAGATTTGATAACAATATTTAAAGAAACAAATGATCTTCTTAGAAATGAAGGTTTAAGAGAAGGAGTAGAAAGATTTTCAGAATTTTCTAATATTTTATTTTTAAAACTTATAGATGAAATAGAAGATGATAGAGAGTTAAGAGGAGAAAAAAGACGATTTGATAAAAAATACTCTTGGAGTGCATTTTCTAAAAAAAATGCAGAAGATATGCTGGATTATATAAATGATACTATACTTAAAAGATTAGTAGATAAATATAATCATAGCGGAGATGTTTTTTCACCGTCATTAAAAATAAAAAAAGGAAGCACATTAAAAACTATAGTAAATAAACTAGATGAATTAACACTGCTTGATGTTGATAGTGATGTAAAGGGAGATGCATTTGAATATTTTTTGAAAAATTCTATTACCATAGGAAATGATTTAGGTGAGTATTATACGCCCAGACATATAGTAAAATTAATGGTTGAACTTATTCAGCCTAAATTTGGGGATAAAATATATGATCCTTGCTGCGGTACAGGAGGTTTTTTAATAGAGGCTTTTAGATTTATTAAAAGAAATTCTAATTTAACAGGTGATAATATTAAATATTTAGAAGAAGAAACAATATACGGAGGAGAATTAACCGAAACTTCTAAAATAGCAAAAATGAATATGATATTAGCAGGTGATGGGCATACACATATAAAACAGCAGGATAGTTTGGCAAATCCTGCTTACGAACAATACGATGTCGTTTTAAGCAACTTTCCATTCAATCAAAAAACAGATTATTCTCATTTGTATGGTATGAAAACTATAAAAGCAGATGCTGTATTTTTTATGCATATAATTAATGCATTAAAAAATGGAGGAAGGGCTGCTGTAATAGTTCCAGATAGTGTTTTATTTTCTATAAGAGATAATGATATTTTAAAATTAAGAAAAAAAATAATAGAAGAATGTAATATACTGTCAATTATACAATTAGATAATTACACATTTGCTCCGTATACTTTACAGCCAACTTCTATAGTAATTTTTAATAAAGAAAAAAAACATAATAATATTTGGTTTTATGAATTAAAAAATGACGGATTTTCTAAAAATCAAAAAAGAACTATTATTCGCGAAAATGATATACCGAATTTAAGAACTTGGTGGAATGATAAAAAAAATAATAATAATGCTTTTGAAGTAGAAATAGATAAAATACAAAATGAAAAATATAAATTATTTCTTAATTTTTATAAAGAATATGAAAATATAAAATATCCTAAAGAACTTTCATATATATGCTATGATTATATATTAGGAATGACACCAACCCGAAAAAATAAAAGTTTTTATGGAGATAAATATTTATGGGTTAAAATATCTGATATGAAAGAAAAAATTATATTAGATACGGAAGAAAAATTATCTCAATTAGGATATGATAAGCTTGGAGAAAATAAGTATTTTAATAAAGGAAGTTTATTATTTTCTTTCAAACTAACTATTGGAAAAGTATCTATAGCTGGCGAGGATTTATTTACAAATGAGGCTATATGTAAATTATGTTTAAAAGATAAATATAATAATGAATTAGTAAAAGATTATTTATATTATATACTTCCTAATATAAACTATAAGCCTTTTGCTCAAAGAGCTGCTAAAGGATACACACTTAATAAAGATATACTTCCTACAGTGGTTTTTCCATTTTCAGATTCTGAATATGAATTAGAAGATATTGTAAATAAATATAAACTAATAGAAAATCAAATATTAAAACTAGAAAACGATATAGCTGACATAAAAAAAGAACATAGTAATCTTATAAACAGTATAATATTTGAAAAAAATAAATAATAAGTTTTTAATTTATTCATTAAGCATTTTTGATAAAACATCTTCTTCTTCTGCAGTTTCAGGAATGACAACTTTCTTTTTTGAAGCAGGAGTTAAACCAAACTCAGTAAGCATTTTAGTATATGCTGTTATAGCTTTATGATATGCTAAATATTCTCCCATAGTTTGAGAGTTTTTACCTGCCAAATATCCAGCTATAGAACCTCCTTCATTAATCATAGCTTCATAAAGATTCATAGCATCACCATAATGCAGACATAAAAGTTCAAATGCTGATAAATCGGCATCTCCAAGCATATTTTTTTCAGTAAAAATAGGAGCAAGTTCTTTCCATTTTTTTAAAGAATACCCACAAAAATATTCTGGCGGATTTGGTATTTTAACGGCTTTTTTTGGCTTATTTTGGGCATTTTTCACCGCAGGTGTGCCTTTGGCAGGGGCTTTTTTAGCTTTTTCGAGCATATATACTCCTGAGCTTATATTTTAGTAAAAAATCTATACTAATAATAAGTAATATAATATTTTATAAATATACAAATTTCAGCCTATGGCATAAGAAAAAAATAATTCAGGAGCTTTTTCGATATAGGCAGACAGTCGTCTGGTTAGGAAAGTTGTTATTGGAAATTATTTCTTGAAATTATTGATAAAACTTAATAATATATTTTCAAATTCATTTATTTTATATAATGATTTTTTAGATTTTGTAAGTTTATAAGAAGCATTTGCTCCTTTTTCCATACTAACTAAATTACCTGCCTTACCTGTTAAAATATCAGACTTAGACCATATATTAAAATATAAATCATCTGGAGAGACACCTAAACAAATTATAGCCTCATATTTTCTATGATATCTTATATGGTTAAATTGAAAATTAAAATTTGTATCTTCAGTTGCAGTTTTTATCTCAAAATCAATATTTTCTATTTCTATATCATATGCATTTTTATCTCTTACATCTGTAGACTTTTTAGAAAGTTTAGAATTAATATTTAATTTATTACATAATTCATGAATAAAATCCTGACCAACACTTCCTACACCTGTATTAGAAAGTGTTTTTATTTTTTTAAATTCTGCATTATCCCATTTAGAATGATTATGATATTTTTCTAAAATATGTAAAAATAATTCACTATAAATACTATCAGGCATTAACAATTCCCCTATCTATTAAGGCTTTTTCTATATGATACATACTTATATGTCTGCAATTATGCGTTGCCAAATTACTGTAATCATTCCAATTTATACTATTTAATATATTTTCAACTTTTCTTTTAGATTTTTTTATTATAATACCATATCCGCATACATATTTTACTTCTGAAAAATCTTTTACTAATTTAGGCTGTTGTGTATAATATGTTCTTTGAAGAAAAAAATCAGCATTATTCATCTTTTCTATTCCGCAAGTTCTTTCTTTTCTAGTATCAACAGTAAATATATCTACCCAATCATCACAAGACTTCTTTTCTTCTAAATCACTATTCCCTTTTTTCCATATTTGCCATAAAGCATTCACAGTAATTTTTTTATTATCTAATCTATAAAAACTATCATTTGGAAGTATTTCAGAATGTACTAACTTCATATTGTTTACTCTATTTTTTGGAGAACCTTTTCCATCACTCTGAAATGACATAGGCAATATAAATCCTATATAATCAGCATATTGTGCTGCTGAGTTCATAAAAGCTAAAGCAAGCCAAGCCCTGTAACCAAATGGAGGATTACCTATAAATATATACTTTTTAGTCAAATCATCAGGCGACCATAGTAAAAAATCTTGTTCCAATATACCATCAGATAAAGGCATTAAATCTAATCCTATTTTATTTTTTGAATCTAATAAGTTAAAGAAAGATCCATTACCAGCTGAAGGCTCAACAAAAGTATAATTTGATATATCTATTTTTTCTTTGTATAAAAAAGATAATAGATTATTGTAGCAATATTTAGCAGTATCTTCTTTTGTAAAAAATTGCTCCAAATCTATTTCTTCTGGATTTATCCATTTAGGAAATATTCTATTTTTAATCCATATTTTATTTCTTTTGGCAATAATATTATTCTTATTCTCTTCAAAATATTTATATAACATCAAATTTTTCCCTCTACATAATAATATCGACATATATTATATTCTATCTTAAAAAGATAAAAAATCAATAATAAAAAAACTAAAAATACAGTATATACAAATACCGTAATAAGTAAAAATAAAGGCACACAGTGGGACTTTAAGTTCTTGTAATAAAATAACAATTTAATACTTATATTTCCTTATATTTTTTTATATATTATATGTCTGTAATAAAAAATATAAGGAATTATATAAAAAAATGGCTATTTCCTGATTTTAGCCATATAGATGGAAGTAATTTTTTATCAATTCAAAATGATAAAACTCTATCAGCAGTCAATCCTAATACTGCTTTAACTTTCTCTACAGTATTTGCATGCGTGAGAGTTATAGCTGAAACAATAGCAACTTTACCTCTTTTTGTATATAAAATAAATGGGAATAATAAAGTAAAAGCTAAAGATCATTCTTTATATAGCTTATTACATGACTCACCTAATGAAGAATGCACATCAGTATCATTTATGGAGAGTCTAATCACTCAAATACTTTTGCAAGGCAATGGTTTTGTAGAAGTAGTAAGAGATAATTTCAACAGGGTAACAGAACTTTATTTAATAGATTCTAATAAAATTAAAGTATATAGAGATTCAAACGGCAATAAAATGTTTGAATACTCTGATGATGGAAAAATAATAACTTTATTTCCATCACAAGTTATGCATATAGCAGGACTTGGATGGAACGGAGTGATAGGATACAGTCCAATAGCTATGATGCGTAAGCAAATAACTACAGGACTTTATCAAGATAATTTTGCATTAGATTTCTTTTCTAATGGCGTTAAAAAAGTTCCAATTATTTCACATCCGCAAAAATTAAGTTCAGATGCTAAAAAAAACTTAAAAGAAAGCTTCAGAGATGCTTGGGAAAAAGGTATAGTTGTTCTTGAAGAAGGAATGAAAATAGACCCCATAACAATGAACTTGTCAGATGCTCAGTTTTTAGAAAGCAGAAGATTTTCAGTAGAAGAAATATGCCGAGTGTTCCGTGTACCTCCTCACCTAATCGGTGATTTAAGCAGGAGTACAAATAATAATATAGAACATCAAAGTATAGAGTTTGTTACTCATACCATAAGACCTTGGTGCGTTCGTATAGAAAAAGCATTAAACGGCTATTTATTAAGCGGATCAGAAAGAAAAAAATATAATATAGAGTTTAATTTAGATGGACTTTTGAGAGGTGATACTCTTACAAGACAGCAAGCAAATCAAATCAAATTAAATAATGGTGTTCTTACTAGAAATGAATGGAGAAGACAAGAAAACCTTAATGAAGTAAATGATAAATATGGAAATGAGTATTTCGTTTCTCAACAAATAAGACCAATAAAAAGTGTTTATGAAACTTCAGAAAATGAGGGCAATAAAGACTTTAATAATGAAAATACAGAAAATAAAGCGAGCCGAACAAGCGAATAAGCCTGCTTATTCGCTCCTATAATGTGAGGCGAGCATAGCAATAATAAAAGGAAGACAAAAATGCCAGTAAGGAATAATGAAATTAGAAGTATAGATATTGATATTCAGAAAAGCACAGAAGAAGAACCTCTTAAATTAAGAGGCTATGCTATTGTATATAATTCTTTAAGTGAGCCTCTTTATGGAGATTTATTTAGAGAGCGTATAAACAGAGGTGCTTTCACTAAATCATTATTAGAAAATGATCAAGTATGCCTTTGGGGACATGACACAAGATATGTACTTGGCAGAAAAAGTGCTGGCACACTAATTTTAAGAGAAGATGATAAGGGTTTATATTTTGAAGTTTCTTTACCAAATACTACTTGGGCAAGAGATTTAAAAGAAAGCGTAGACAGAGGCGATATAAAGCAAATGTCTTTCGGCTTTAAAGTAGTAAGAGAAAATTGGCTTGATAATAAAGAAACATTAAAAGAATATGGAATGCCTATTCGTGAAGTAGAAGAAATTACTTTACATGAAATATCATTAGTAACATTTCCTGCTTATACAGAAACCAATGTTAGAGATCAAAATAATGATGCATATATTCCAAAACCACCTGATAAATCTATACCTGTAGAGAATGATGGCTTTGAAGATAGAAGTAAGGAATATAAGCGAAAAATACAATATCTAAAAATAAAAAATAAATAACAACAAGGAGTATCAAATTATGAAACCAGAAGAATTAAGAGCTTCAATAGAAAAACTAAAAAATGAAAATGCTTTAGCTTTAACAACTATTGATGAACTTATGCAAAAAAGAGAAGCGTATGCTTCTATGAGTATAGAAGAGAGAAACATTAAAAAAGATGATATATCAAAATTAGATAATGATATAGATACTTTAATGCAGGTTATAGAAAATAGAAATAAAGAGATAGAAAGATATGATAAACTTCTATCGCTTCAAACTAATTCTTCTATGAATAAAAGAAATACAGCTGATAATTTAGATACTTCTGATGCTGATAATGAAGCTGAATTAAGATCTAAAGTAGATAGATGGTTGAGAACAGGCAATGATAAAGAGATAAGAGAAGCACTTCAGGCAGGAGTTGCTGAGGCAGGTGGAAACACTATAGCACCTCAGTATCTTGTAAAACAAATTATCCAAGAACTTGATAAAATAGTACGAATAAGAACAATAGCAAATATAATTCCTGCTATGAATGGATATGCCAACATAGGAATACCTACATTAACAGGTGATTTAACGAATTTAGAGTGGACACCAGAAATAGGTGAAGTCCAAGAAGATGAAGATCTGTCTTTTGGTAAGAGAGAGATGAAATCAAATCAACTTACTAAATTGGTAAAAATTAGTAAGAAATTAATAAAACAAAGCAATATAGATATTGTAGAATTTATAAAGCAAAGAATAGCATCCAAATTATCAGGTACATTGGAATATAATTATTTATATGGCGATGGTAAAGACAAGCCTTTAGGAATATTCGCACAGACTTCAGATAATACAGCTGCTATTCCAACTGATAGAGATATCAAAGTAGGAACTGCAACTGCTGCTATAACTTATGATGGATTAGTAGATGCTGTTAGTTGTTTGGAAAGCGGATACCAAGATGGTGCGGTGTGGATGCTTAACAGGAAAGCTATTGCGTCATTAAGAAAATTAAAAGATAAGCAGGATCGCCCATTATGGCAGGAAAGTTTAGTAGTAGGTAAGCCAAGCACTCTACTTGGAATACCTGTAATACAAAATGACTTTATAGAAGATAAGCTAGAAGCTACAAAATATTTCGGTTTTTTAGGAAACCTAGATTATTATTGGATTATGGACAGTTTGTCTATGGAGCTTCAAGTTTTATATGAGTTATACAGTAAAACTAACCAAGTGGGATATCAAGTATCCTACTGGGGGGATGGAGCTCCTATACAAAAATCAGCATTCGTAAGATTATTAGCAAATGATCAAGCGTATGCAGCTTAATAATTTTTAATAAGGCTTTTATATGAGTAGCAATCCTAAAAGTATTGATAACACTATAGATATTGATGTTTCTAATGTAGTCGCCAAAGGCGTGCTTTCGCAAGAGGCAGGAGATGATGACAACGTAGTTACTTTGACTGAGTTTAAAAAGTTTCTAAACTTAGAAGGCATTGATTATGATGATGATATACTGCAATTGGCTTTAGATAGTGCAATCAGCTATTGTAATAAAGTTAATGAAACAGAATACAAAAGAATTGATTGTCCTCCTGAAGTTAAGTATGCAATTCTTGGACTTGCTACTCATTATTTTGAAAGCAAAACAGGAGAAGCCAGTCAAAGTGAAAAAGTAGCTTTGGAAGGTGTGCATAGATTATTGGCTATTGCTAGGGAAAAGTTTACTTTATGAAAGTTGGAAAATTAATTCATACTATAACTTTTTATATATCTGAATATGTAGATAATAAAAATGGAACAGGAAAAACTCAATTAAAAGAATTAAGAAAAGTAAAATGTTCTATTGAAGATATAACATACAAAGATATACAGCAAGGTAAAAGAAAAGATTTAGAAAGAACTTTAAAAGTACATACTCATTATTTCAAAGAGTTTGATACTAAAGGAATGATGGCCAAAATAAATAATGAAGATGATATTTATGAAGTAATTTATAGAGAGAATGTTTCATATAAAAATACAGAATGCATATTTACAATAAAAAAATTGCTAAATAATAAAAGCGTATAATATGTCAGGGGTAAGCAGAAAAACTTCTATAAGTATAAAAGGACTTGATGAGTTCAGAAAGACTTTAGAAGAACTAGGAGGCGATTTCAAAAAAGCTATAAAAGCAGGAGCTAGAAAAGCAGGAAATGAAATAGCAAAAGAAGCCAATGCTGAGGCAAAAAGCAGAGGCTGGAGTGAAGATAAATACTATGATGTAAAAGAAAGAAAATCATCAAAAGGTAGCGACACTTCAGTAGCTATAAAAGTTGGAACATTAGAAAAAAAAGGCGGCGGAGTTCCATCTAAGAATAAAATAAAATGGTATAAAAAACAGGGAGATAGATATTATGTACGCTTCCCTGAATATGGGACAGTTTCTCAGCCTCCTCAGCCTCTTTTAATTCCTATTTTTGAAAGTAAAAAGGATGTTATAGAAGAATATATAAAACAAAAAATACAGCAAGCAATAGATAAGGCAAACAACAAGAAATGATTGAGAATGCTATATATACAATACTTAAAGAAATAACAAAAGGAGAGGCAGACGGAGTTTATTTAGATTTCGTTTCTGATTCTCAAATAGATAACAATAAAACATATATAGTTTATTCTTTAATAAGCAGTACACCGCATTATGATTTTGAATATGGCAGAAATGTTTATCAAATAGCCGTATATTCTAATGATTTGAATAAAGCATTGAATATACAAAGAGCAATAGGCAAATATTTTACCAATTTAACAGCTATTATTGATGATACAGAAATATGCGGATGCAGCGTTTCAAATGAAACACATAATTATACTGAAGATTTTTATCAAGCTGTAAGCATAGTAAATATATTATATAAATATTAATTATAAGGAGACTTTATGACTCAAACACAAGTACAAACAAGAAGAACAGTAAGATACGGAAGTGCAAAGGTTCTAATTGGAGATAGATTTGATAACCTTATAGACATAGGAGCGGCACGCAGCATTGCTCTAAAAGAAACTATGTCTACAGCGGATATAGAAAGCGACAATGCAGGAACTATAACCACTTTACAAACAGAACATAAAATAGAATTAACACTTGATAGCTTAGAAATTAATTTTAAAAACTATGCTATGGCAAGAGGTGGTATTGATAATATAGACGAATATGATGGTAAAACAGAAGTTACAAAAGAGTATATAGTAGAATCAGATACATATAAAAGAGGTGAAGAAATAAAAGTTCCATTTAAGAATGCAGATGGAAGCGAAGTTACAATAACTAAAGTAGAAAAGAAAAACTCTATGGGAAATATTCTCATAGAAGAATCAAGCTACGAAAAAATAGGAACTAATGGAATAAAAATTACAGATAGTAAAATATCTCCTAGCACAGATACTTTAATTATAACATATACTAGAATAATGCCTAAAATGGTTCGTATGACAACAGGCGGAAAAAGTTCTAAAATAAAACCTAAATGCATAATGATAGTTAATACTAATGCTGAAGGTAAACAATTAAGAATATATTTACCACAGGCTTCAATAGCAGGCGGTTTAGAGTTTAGCTTCCCTTCAGATAAAGCACAGGATGTATTAATAGGAAAATTGAGTTTTTCAGCAACTTTAGCAGGCAGTCAGAAAAGCGGAGAACAGCTTGCATGTTATGAAGATGAACAAGCAGTCAGCGATGATGAAGAAGATGAAGTTATAAAAGATGAACTTACTTTAGAAGCAAACAAGGAAAGTTTAGATTTGAAAGTTGGTGAAGCACCGAATGTAAATCTTACAAGCAATGCTGATACTATAGATTATAGCTTAGAACCTACTGAGCAAGATTATTTTGATGCAGAATATAATGACACTGATAAGATATTTACTATAACAGGAAAAAAAGCAGGCAAGGCTGTATTAAAAATTATAGCTAAAAAAGCTGGATGTGAAGATAAAATAATAAGCATACCAATTAATGTGGTAGAAGCCCTCACCTTATCAGCTAACAAGGAAAGTTTAGATTTAAGGGTTGGAGAAAAACCTACTTTAAATCTTACAAGTAACGCTGATACTATAGATAAAATATTAGAGCCAGATGGACAGGATTATTTTGATGCTGAATATGCAGATAAAGTATTTACTGTAACAGGAAAAAAAGCAGGTAATGGTATATTAAAAGTCATAGCTAAAAAAGCAGGTAATGAAGACATGGAACTTAGCATACCAATTAATGTGGTAGAAGCCCTCACATTATCAGCTAACAAAGAAAGTTTAGATTTAAGAGTTGGAGAAAAACCTACAATAAATCTTACAAGCAATGCTGATGAAATAACATATTTAATAGAGCCAGAAGAACAAGGCTTTATTGATGTTGAATACAATGATGCTGATAAAGTATTCACTATTACAGGTAAGGCTGCTGGAACTGTAACATTGAAGATAACAGCTAAGAAAGCAGGCAATGAAGATAAACAATTAGACATTGTTATTAATGTGGCAGCTTAATAAAAAATTAGGAGGAAGTAAAGCTTCCCAATAATCTTTTTTTTTTGGGAAAGTTTGAATAATAATTATGGAAATAGCAATTACAGATTTAGAAGAGTTTAGTAATAAAAAAGCAGTTTATGCCAAACTTGGTAAATACAAGATAAATGTTAATGATATACCTGTGGGCTTGGCATTAAAAATAAGTGATTATAGCCAGTCTATAGCAGAAAAAGGTTTTCTTGATTCACAGACTGTGGTAGAAGATATAGTAATTCCTCTTATACAAAGACAGCATAAAGATGCCAGCAGAGAAGATATATTAGAAGATTTTAATTATGATCAGCTTATAAAAATATTCAGAATGATAATGGACGGCTTTTACAAAGCAGGAATTGATGTTCCTAATGAGGATAAAAAAAAAGAAAATTAATAAAAATAGAACTAATAAAATTGTTGGCACATCTAGCTCATAGTTATGGCTGGACAGAAGACTGTATGATGGAGATGAGTTTGCAAAGACTTTTGCTCTATTATACAGCTTCTTTAAATTTACCTTACATAATCGAAGTTGAAGAAGAAACAAAGGCAGATAATAATGTAACGGAAACAAAGCAGGGAAATAAAACTATAAAAAGAGAAAAGCAAGGGCTTTGGGAAATAGAAACAATAATAACGGATAATTAAATAAATGAGCAGCTTAAATGTTAGTATATATGCAGATGCTTCCCAAGCTATTGAAGCATTCGGAAAACTTAAAGATAAAACAACCGACTTAGAAAGAGGTTTTGATAAGATAGGAAAATCTTTTGATAAGTTCGGTTCTTTAGCTACTAAAAGTTTAACTGTTCCAATAGCGGCAGGAACAACAGCTTTTGCATTAGCGACTAAAAAAGCTACTGATTTTGATAATGGAATGCGTGAGGTTCTTACGCTTCTTCCTAAATTAGGGAGTGAAGGTTTTGAATCTTTAAAGCAGGAAACTTTGGCTTTTTCTAAAGAAATCGGAAAAGTACCAGAGGAAGTAGTACCTGCTTTATATCAATCACTTTCTGCAGGAGTTCCTAGAGAAAATGTATTTGAGTTCTTAAAAACTGCAGGCGAGGCTGCTATTGCTGGAGTTGCTGAATTAAAAACTTCAGTGGATGGGCTTACTTCAGTTACAAATGCTTATGGAACAGAAGTTCTTAATGTTAATAGAGCTTCGGACATAATGTTTCAAACTGTAAAGCTAGGAAAAACTGATTTCACTCAGTTATCAAAATCTTTATTTAATGTCATTCCTACCGCTTCAGCATTAGGGGTTCAGTTTGAAGATATAGGAGCTGCTATTGCTGTAATGACTGCACAGGGTACTCCTACATCTGTTGCAACAACACAGATTAGGCAGGCACTAGTTGAGCTTAATAAAGAAGGTACAGCTGCTTCTATTGCATTTGAAGAATTGACAGGAAAAATTTTCAAAGACTTTATAGCAGAAGGCGGTACGCTTCAAGAAGCTCTTCAAATGATGAGCGAAGCTGCTGATAAAAATAACAAAGATATTTCTAGTATGTTCAGCAGCGTGGAAGCAGCAAATGCTGGTTTAGCTTTATCTGGGGATAATGCTTCCAAATTTAAAGATTATTTAGACCAGATGAATAATTCTCTAGGTGCTACAGCTGAGGCATTCAAAAAAATAGATGATGGTCCAGCAAGACAGTTTGAAAAAATAAAAGCAGAACTTAGTGCTTTAGTAATAGAACTTGGAAACAGCCTTCTTCCTGTTGTTAATGAAGATTTACTTCCTGTTATAAGAGATAAAGCAGTTCCTATTGCTGAAAAAATGATTCTTACTATTATATCTTTAATAAAAACATTCAGCGATTTGCCTGCACCTTTGCAAGCGGCAAGTGTAGGATTTGTTGCTTTAGCAGCAGGCTTCGGTCCTGCTTTAAAAGGTATAGTAGGACTTGGAAAAGGAATAACAGAAGCTAAGAAAACTATATCAGATTTTAAAAATGCGGTATCCACATTAAAAACATCCGCTAGCTCTATTCAAGGATTAAGCACAGCTTGGAAAGCATTAAATACAGTAATGGTTGCTACTCCTATTGGAATTGTTACAGCAGTTAGTGCAGGTCTTGCAGCATTAGCAGTAAACGCTTATAAAACAGGACAAGAAATAAGAAGATTAAAAAAAGAGCTTTATGATAATTCTACTGCAGATACATCTGATTTGATGGGATTAAATAGAGAAGCTGATAATATAGCTTTACTATTTAGAGAATATAATAATTTAGCAAAAGCAAAAAATCTTGATGCAGAGGAAACAAAAAGATTAAATGAATTAACAGAAGAACTTACTTCTTTATTTCCAAACTTAAAAACAAAAATGCTTGATGCTTACAGCGTCATAGATGCTAGAAAAGCTAAAGATGAAGATTTTATGACTTCAGATGAAGCTGAAAAACTAGCTAGAGCAACAGAAAATTATAAAAAAGTAACTGAAGAGTATAATAAGGCAAAAGAATATTTTGAGAAAGGAATCTATCAGGATTTAAATGTATTAGATGGTGCTGGAGCAGTTCCTGCTGATAAATTAGAAGAAGCTAGAAAGGAAGTAGAGAAATGGAAGTCTAAGCAGGAGGCATTAAATACTGAGATTACTAAATTAAATACAAATATTAGAGAAAGAAAAGCTCTTTCAATAGACGGCATTAGTATAACAGATAAAGAGATAGAAGCTAATAATAATCTATCTAAATCTACTAAAGATAAAACAAAAAGTTATGAAGATTATTTAGCTTTACTAAAAAAAGCAGAGGCAGAAGAAAACAGAAGAGTCAGCAACCTTCGTAATATGGGAGCTGAAATCAGCGATGCTGAAGCTCTTGAAGCTAAAAAAGACAAAGTAGGTTCTATACTCACAGAAATGAGCACAGTATTAAACTTGAATACTAATCAGATAAAGTATTTAAGTGATAATTATGGATACGCATTAGACAGCATAAAAACTGATAGATTCTCAGAATTAGTAAAAGAAATAGAAGACAGTATATCAGCTTATGAAAGAGGCGTTGCAGTTGCTGAGGAGTTTGGTGAGAAAGTAAGTGAAGCTGAACAGCAAGGACAGAAAAGTGAAATAGTAAGAAGCGGCATAGAGAGCATAACAAACGAATTAGAACTTACAACTGAACAAGTAGAAATATTAAAAGAGAAGTTCGGAGAGCTTTGGAAAACTCCTACTCAAAGCCTCGCAAGCTATTTTAGTGCTAATTGGCTTCAAATGCTTAATGACACAATCGGCTATACAAGTGATTTTTATTCTTCTATACAAGAAATGAAAATACAGGCTATAGAGTTTGAAATAGAAAAAAATGAGGAAAGAAAAGAAGCGGCATTAGAAGCGATAGAAGAAGAAAAAAAAGCAAGACTTGAAGCTATAGGAATAATGGAAAACTCTCAAAAGCAGAGTTTATTAAAAGAAATAAAACAATTACAAAATAGGCAGAAAGTTGCTTTAGGACTTTATGAACAAGAGAGAATAAAAGCAGAGCTTGAAGAGAAACAAAAAGAACTAGCTAAAATACAAATAGAAGAAGAAGCCAAAGCTAAGCAGATGGAAGTAGAAAAAAACTACAATAATGAGAAGATGAGACTTGAATATAATTCACAAATGGAAAGCTGGAAAATGTCTTTGGCTCAGGCAACGGCTTCTATAGCACAAGCAGGCATAAGTGCTTTAGCTTCAGCAATGGCAGTTCCTTTCCCTGCAAACTTAGTTGCTTATGCAACTTTGCTTGGAATTATAGCAGCTGGATCTGTTAACTTGGCAACATTATCCCAAGCTAAACCGCAAGAGCCTAAATACTTGGCAAGAGGAGGACTTGTAGAAAGAAGAAACGGAGGAATTAATGCTGTAATCGGAGAGGGAGCAAACGATGAAGCGGTTATACCTCTTGAAGACAGAATACTTTCAAAAATAGGAAGCCAGATTTTTGAAGCTTCAAAAAATAATGATGGAATATATGAAGTAAATACACAGTCAGAAACAAGTTTCAATCAGCCTGTTTATTTAATGCTTGACGGCAAGATAGTGGCAAGCACAATGCTTAATTTAAGCAAACGTGGAGTCAAGGTAGTATCACAAAGGGGAATATTATGAGGCTATTATGGGATAATATTTTTAATAATTTTGAATATACTTTCTCTAGTGAAGATGATTTTTTTCCTATTTCTAATATGTTTAATTATCAAACTCTTGAAGTTGGAAAGTTTGCAAGTGAAACTGAAGGAAGTTTAACACTATCAGGAAACGGCATTATAAATGAAATAGCTGTATTTAATACTAATGCTGATAAAATAAGATTAGAAATAATTGATATAAAAAACAATACTTTAATATATAATATTAATATTATAAATAAACAGGCTATTCATAATATAGCTGCTGTAGAGTTTATAAAAGTAAAAATAACTTTTATCAAAGAAAATAAAGATGGTAATATACTTGAATGCGGATATTTAATACTAGGTGAAGGAGTAGATTTTCCTCCGCATGATAAAACCAAAACGCATACTATAAATTATACTCATAATCAATATTTTTCTTTAACAGGTCATTATTTTCATAGAAAACTTCCTGCTAAAAGCTATGATACTTGGAAAGTATCTTTTCCATATCTTACTAATGATGATAAAGAGAAAATAATAAACTTTTTTGATATTAGTAATTTTGAACCTTTTGCACTTCAAGTTTGGATAGAAGAAACAATAAGTCCTGATGAGATTATAGAAAATGGTAATTCTGATATAGAAACAGCAAGATATAATATAAGCAAATACGGATTATCTAAATATGGAAGCAAGATAAATACGATGACAGAAACAATAGAAAAAAGAACTGCTGTAAAATCAAAAACTATTGTAAAAGATAATACTATATCAAAAGCTAAATATTATATGAAATCTGGACTCTATGTATGTACTAATGAAAAAATAGATTTTAAAAAATCAAAAAATGATTTATATCAGTACTCTACAGAATTAACATTTAGAGAAATAAAATAAAAAATTGTGAGCGTATGGCAAGTTTACTTGACATACATATTATAGCGAACAATTTTTTATGAATAATAAGGATTAAATAATATGTTTGAACTCGTTTATGAACCTTCCTGCATACCTCTTAGCATTGAAGAGGGATATAAAAGACAGAACGAATTATTAAAACATACAAGATTTCTGCATACTGCATTCGAGGGTATAAAAATAGATTTCTCTAATAAAAGCAGTATGCCGTTTATACGAAAAGGTTCTATATGTATGTTTTGCTATTCAATATATGAAACTAAAAAGCATATAGTATTAAAAGACAATACAAATAATGACAGCAATAAATACATTCTATTAAAATTAATTAATAACGGCAGAAACCTAGATACCAAAATAGTAAGCAGTTTAGACTGCTATTATAATGAAGAGCTGGGAGGTTTTTATTTAATCAATAATGAGGAAATAAGCAAATATATTCCATTAGTAATAACCAAAAATGGATATTATGAAATAGATTATTTTGATATGTATAATAATGAGGTGTATTAATGTTTAAGTTAATTAAAGAACCAGAAGAAAATCCAAGCAATTTACTAGACAGCTATAGACAGCAGAATATTATTATGCAGAAAATGCGTATGCTTCACACGGCCTTCGATGGCATAAAATTAAATCATTGGAATGATACATACAGAGAACTTCCAAATATTTTGGCAGGAAGTATCTGTGAGTTTGAAGGCAGATTATTTGAAACAAATGAAAATATAAAACTAATTGATAATATAACAGATGTTAAAGAAGATTTAAGATTTATAAAACTTGTTATAGTAAGAGATGTTGATAATAAAGATAATGATTATTTAAGAGCGGAAATAGCAGGCGGATATAGTGAAATGTTAGGAAACAGATTTCCTGATTATGATTATGATAATAGAGGCTTTTATGTAAAAGATGAGAATAATATAATAAAAGAGAAATATTTAAGATTGTCAATGAAATATGATGCCAATCTAGGCGGCTATGTAGATAAAAAATATTGGAATATTAATGACTTTCAAAGAAAAGGATTAACATTAAAAAGAAAAACAGTAACCTTCGAAGCTGGAGAACATGAGTTTGATTTTCCAAGTGATGTTAATAGCATAACTGTACATATAACTTCAGGCGGCGGTGGTGCTGGTATGACCATAATAGAAACAGGAGATAATGGGTATCATAATGCTGCCAATGGAGGCAATTCTCAGGTATTAATAAATGATACAGCTATAACAACATGCGGCGGCGGTGGTTGCGGAAAAATGACAGGATTAAATCAAGGTTCAGGATTAGCAGGTAAAGCTAGCGGACAAGGTAAATTATATCAAGGTTCAGATGGATATAAGGGAACACCTGGTCGAGGCGGTATTTTAAATAGCCAATGTTTAGCAAGTGGTGGAAATGGAGGGGATGGTATAGCTCATAATATAGGTGATAAAGGTTCTATAGGCGGAGGTTCTGGATCTGCTGCTACAGTAGATATAAATAGAGATATGTTAGGAGCTTCTTCTAAAATTAAAATTATTGTAGGAGCTGGAGGTGTTAGCGGATATATGGATGGTAATCCAACAAGAATGAATAATGGAGAAAATGGATCAGCAGTTATAGAATATATGCAGAAATAGGTTATATGAATGCTTAAAAGTTTTGCTAATATTATAGAACTTGATATTTCTAGTCCTGATACTAGATTAATATTCGCACCTTCTGGAGGTGTATGGGTTGCAAGTATTAATGAAATATATTCATTATACAGAGATTCTTATTTTAATGAATTATTTAATATAGAAGAAAATGAATTATATAATTTATTTAATATAGGTTCTATCAGTGTTGACAATGACAGAGGATATATAGAAGTATTTTCTTTAGAAGCTCTTTATCAGCAAAATAAATCTTATTATCAATATACAGAAAATAAAATAAATTATATAGCCATACATTTTAATAACTTTGAAACTCCTTACAGCAAGAAAAATATTATTATAAATATAAAAAGATTATTCTCCACACGTGAATGGGACGCCTGTCCACCTTCGGTGCTTGATAGTAATAATAGTCTAATTACTGAATTAAATAATATATACATAGAACCTAGAGTTGAGGAGATAGATACAGTGGATATAGAAGGGGATTCGCTTGCATTTGACACTATTCAAACAAATGAAATGTCTGTTACATTAAGAAATGATGACGGACTTTTTGATGATTTTAGTAATTTATATGGCAATAGATTTTTAGTCAGGCAGGTATTTGACGGCAGCGATTTTTCAGATTCTAAAATTATATTCTCTGGTTTTATTCAAAAGCCTGACTATGCTTTTTTAGAAACTGTAACAATAACAGCTTCAGATATAAGAGCTTCTTTTTCTACTGAGCTTCCTAAAAATGTTTTCAGTGAAAAAGAATATCCAGATTTAAAAAACTTCCCAGAGAATGTACAAAGTGGAGAGGATATTGTTGATACTTGCAGAACCTTTGCGGCAGGACATGGCATTATAGTAAAATTAAAGCCTATAAAATATTATACTCCTGATATATTAAATCCTGATTTAATACCAGAGGTAGTTTTTGAAATATGCGACACATCAAGACATTTAATAGAAAGTATTGTTAATAGAAATGATCCTCTTGATGAAAATAAATTGAAGCCGCATATATATTTTATAGAAACACCAGAGAGCGAAAATGAAATAATAGAAAAGAATGGAACGGTTATAAGCGGAGAATTAGAAATATTTATTCCAGAGTTCAAAGACTATAATGATGGAAAAGGAAGCCAAAGAGTATGGACATTAGATAAAGAAAAAGGTCAGTTAATTTTTAGGGGACATAAACAGGTACATTCTATAACAGATACTAATGATAATTTATATGAAATATATGCGGAAATAAACATTCCGCCTTATAAATCTTTAACTTTAATGAGGGAGATTTTAGAAGATTATGAAAACATAGCATACATTAAAGAAAATTATAACATAGAAAATTGGCAGCTTGAAGAAGAACGTTCAAGGGAAATAGCTGTTCTTCTTGATAATGATAATAAAAAGATTACACTTGATTTAATCGGAGAACTTTCCTTTTTAGAACAAGGAAGATTAGAAATATACAATAATAAAATAGACTTTATTAGTACAAGATTCCGCAGCAATGAAGCTAAGTATAAAATAAAGCAATACTGCATGGGCAGAGTTGATAAAACAGTAGAAAGCGATGAATATTTATCAAGCTGCAGCATTAAATATGATTTATCAAAGTCCACATATAAAAATACTGACTTTGAAGAAGAAGCTAAAAAAAGACATAGAATAAATACTCATGAAGAGTTTGAAACTTTATTAAAAAGAAAAGAAGATGCTATCAGTTTATCTAATGAAATAATGAGAAGCAGATACTTGTTAAAAGAGTATTATACATTTGAATATTATGAAACTTTAGATTTTCTAAAGTTATTTGATTTAGTAGAAATAGAATATAAAAGAGAAGATGGAAGTTATTATATAAAACCATGTCTTTGTGAAATTATCAAATTAAATATTTTTGATAATGTAATTAAGCTAAGACAAATATAAAAAAATATAAAAACTAGGAGTTTGTATAATGACAGCATTAGGTGTAAGAAATATTGGAGAAATGCCAACTGAGGATTTAGCATACAGGAAAGATCCTTATAATAGTATAGAGTTAAAAGTAGATGTAGAATTAGCGGCAAAAGCTCTTGGTATAAAAAAACCATTTTCTATGAATGATGCTCAAAGAATAGCTAATTATATGAATGATATGGAGGATTAACAATATGGGTGATTTAACATGCAATACTTGTGATAAAAGAAGTTCTTGCAAACAATTGTGTAAGTCTATGGAAAATATTTTAAATAATAATATAAGCACAAATAAAGTACACTCAGATAGCACTTTTAATTCATATAATCAGCGTTTAGATAATATGGACAATATTGTATATACACATGGGCTTTCGGATGTTGAATCCAGAGATGTAAAACGCATAATAATAGCAATATTAACAAAAGATCAAATAGAACTATTGAAATTATATTCGGAAGGTTATACTCAAAAAGAAATAGGCGAAAAATTAAATGTAACTCAAAGCAGCATATCTCAAAAATTAGAAGCGATAAAGCGAGAATTAAGAAACTCAGTCGTCGAGATACTACCTTATGTTGTTTAAATGAATTATCCTTATATTTTTTATTATATGTATAAATAAAGATATAAGGATAAATTATGTCAAACAATGATGTAAAAGAACTTACAAAAAAAGAAACTTCAATAATAGAAAAATATATCAAATTAAAAGCTGAAGAGAAAAAGAATAAAGAAAATATTGAAGATCTTAAAGATGATCTTTATAAAATATTAAAAAAACATGAAGGTAAAATCGTGCATAATGGATATAATATATCAATGCATGAAAGTATAACATATCAATACAGCGAAGCCATACAGAATATAGAAACAGAGATTACAGTATTAAAAAAGAGAGAAGAAACACTCCAAATAGCTAGTATATCCAAAATAACAGAATATGCAAAAGTTTATAAACTAAAAGATAAGAATGAAAGTAAAAATGAATGATAAGGATTAGTATATGCTTAATGAAAATATATTAAATAAAATCGGTATAAATAAGAAATGGCTTTCACCATTAAATAATGCTTTTCAAAAACATAACATTACAGATGTTGCAGAAGTAGCTATGTTCTTGGCACAAACAACACATGAAAGCAATAATTATAAAAGACTTGAAGAGAGTTTTAGATACACACCTCAAAGGCTTTTTGAAGTATTCAAAAAAAGAGTTGGAAGTTTAGAAAATGCTAAAAAACTATGTCTTCAAGGAGCTGAGTCTATTGCTAATTTTGTTTATGGCGGTCGTTTAGGTAACACTGAAAATGAAGGCTATAAATATAGAGGCAGAGGAATAATACAGCTTACTGGAAAAAATAATTATAAGAAATATGGTAAAAAAATAAATGCTGATTTAGTTAATAATCCAGAACTTGCCAAAGAACCTAACAATGCTATAGAGATTGCATTATTATTTTGGCAGGAAAAAGGATGTGGTTTGCTTGCACGTCAAGGAGATGTGAAAGGTGTTACTAAACTTATTAACGGCGGCTTTAATGGACTTGAAGACAGAGAAGAAAGGTATAATAATATTTTAAGGATATTAAATGGCAGCAAGTAAAGAAAGTAAAACTGCTCTATTGGAAAAAATAGAAAAAAGATTGAGCCGTTTAGAGCTTCAAGTAGGATATAATGAAGACGGTACAAAAAACGGAAATGGTATTATTCATAAAGTAGAAGAAGTAAGAGAAGAAATTAAAAATCTTAGAAATGATATTAAAAGCTATGATACATATCTAGATAATTTATCGGAAGATTTTATTAAAATAGATTTAAGAATAGAAAAGCTTGAAAATTATGTTACAGATTTTATAGCTGAAATACAGGAATATAAAACTAAAAGAGATGAAGAATTAAAAGAAATAAAGAAAAGTTTAGAAGGCAATATTACTGTTGATACTTTGCATAAGTTTCAAAAAGCTGTAGTTGGTATATCTGGATTTATTGCAGCAATGGGTACTATAATCGGAGCTGTTCTTTATTTCACTAAATAACACAATAAAAACATAGCAACAATAGGAGTATATATGATTCCAATAATAACAGGATTTTTATCCAAAATAAATAAAAAAATCATTATAGCAGTCATAATGGTTTTAGTAGTTTCTATTTTTATAGTATTAATAGCTGCTAAAGACAGTGAAATACATAGAAAAGAAAAAGAAATTGCTCAGTATCAGGAAGATATTAAGGGCTTAGAACTTCAAACTGAAACGCTTCAAAATGAAATACAATTTATGCATGAAAATAAAAAGCTTCAAAATAGTTTTAGTAATTCAGAAGCTATGATAAAAAATATAGACAAAGAATTACTAACAAGGAAAGAGCATGAAACATTTAATAATATATCTAATAATTTTTATAAGTATTTTAATAGTATTAACTTCATGTCAGGCTCAGGTAAAATATGTAAAAATACCTCTATCCACACCTCCAGAAATATTTATTATAAAACCTGTTACAAACAGACAAGATTTAATGAAAAGATATCAAGAAAGTATTATAAAAATTGGAGAGTGGCAGCTCTGGTATAATGTGCAAGTTTCTAGTAATTACTATTTGTATAAATAAAATCTTAAAAGCAGGAGCTTTATTATGTCTTTAGAAAAACCTGAAAACTATAAAGAAGTGCCAGCCCTGCAGGATGGTGAAATTGTATTTGCTGAGGATCATAATCAGACAATAGCAAATATAGAAAAGTTAAAAGGCGGAAAACCTAATGAAGCTCCTGTATCTAATATCAAAGAATTAAAAACTTTTTTAGATGCTATATTATCAGGAAAAACTCTTACAGCTGATCAAATAAGTTTTGATAATGAAGAAGCTAATTTAATATATAGAAAATATAATTTTCCAAAGTATAAAACAAATATAGAAAATATTAGTTTAGTATTGACTGATGAAAATGGCAGCAATGAATATACAGCAGTTATAGAAAAAGAAGAAAACAATTATAGAATAAAATCTATAATAAATAATTTTACCATAAATAAGATGGTATATTTAATAATTAAAAATGTAAATGGAAATGAAGATTTACATTATAAATGCAGCATATTGGGACAATTCTTTGACATAAACAAAAATACAATACTTCAATTAAGTTCAAATGAATGCATAATATCTGATACGGATTGTATATTTGTATTTAACTTATCTATTCTTGCAAGTAATCTAGTCTTAAGCATAATTAAATCTAATTTTCCAAATGAAATACCAACTAAAAACTATAATATAATACTCAATATAAAAAATACACAATTGAATAAACTAGATACCAATATATATTTTATTGAGACAAACAGTCGTAATCCATTTAAGCTTGAATTAGTCAAAAGAGATAATAAAATAAAGTTAATAGGGAATTATCTTTATAAAAGTAGTTTAATTATACCGACTTGTTACAGTCCAATATTAGAAAATTATTTTAATATCATAGGCAGCAGGGATGAGCTAATCAATACTGACGGTATTACTTCAAGTTCAGGAAAGCCTAAAAAGTTTGGCTTTATGAGATATAATAATAAACCTAATATCTACACTTTAATAATAGCTAATCAGGATGGTTCAGAAATAGAAACAAATGAAATAATAACTTTCGATTTGACTCCTGATAAAAATGCAGAAGTAGAAGTAAAAGAAAAAGTAATAGAAACCGTGCAGGATGCCATAGAAGCATTAAGCGATTCATATAACGGAGATTTTGACTCAGAACCTACAGATCCAACTCCAGAACCTCCTGAAGAAACAAATATATATACTTTTGAAAAAACTACTTTAAGTTTAGAAATGAATGGTGAAACTCAAACAATAAATAGTGATATTATAGAAGATGTAAGTAATTTATCTCTAATAAAAAATAGTGATGGTACTATATATTTAAAAGGTAGTTTAACTTTAAAAACAGAAGGTACAGCTGTAATAAAAATAAATAAAACAATATCAGGATTAAATAAAAGAAACTTTATAGCTTTATCATACGGAATCCCTGTATTCTTATATCCATATTATAAAGATAATTATATATATATAATATTATCTACAACTACAAAAGAAATAGAAGCTGAAGCAAATATTGGAAACATAAAAATATATGATAATAATATAATAGCTCCAATAGATCCAAAATATTCAGAATACTTAGGTGCAATCGTGACTGAGTATTTTGGAATATATTTAGTAAATGGAAAGTATAGATTAAAAGGTTCTGCTGATAAAGTCTATGATAGTATGATTATGGGATTTGTAGATTATGATACAATAACACAGTTTTTTAATGTTACAAATCAATATTTATTCTATGAAGATGATAACTTATTAATAAGGACAGAAGGTGGTTTCACTATTAATTCTGTTATTCCAATTCTTATAAAGTTTAAGAATAATAATTATACTGTAGATATAGAATGTCCGCTTCAGCCAAGTATTTAATGTAGGGCTTATTATGAAAAGACAATTTGATACATTATTTAAACACAATATTTTTAATAATAAAGAACATTATAACTTCTGCAGCAAATGCAATAAACTTTATGAAAATAAACAGTTCTGCGAATGCGGTAATTTTATTAATCTTACTAGGATAGATAAAAACATAGCAAATATTATTTTAGAGTTAAATAAAAAAGGATATAAAACAAGTCAATGCTGCGAAGGTCATATCGAAGATGAATATTTCCATCCGTATATATACTTTAGTTATTTATTTGATATTAATGTTTATGGTATGGCTAGACAAATATCAGAAGTTATAGAAAGTGAAAATCTTCCTATTGAAACTGTTTATATGTTCAATAATAAAAACAAGCAGATAGGAACTTTATTTGAAGTAAAAGAAAGTAAAATAAAAGAATTAGAAGATAACAGAGAAAAAATAAAAGATGTATTTATTAAAAGTTTTGAATCAATAATAGAAAAATTAAAAGTTTATAAATAGTTTTAAGGAGTGAATATGTTTAAGTTAATATTAATTTTTTTAATAGGTGTTATGGTAGTTTTTACTTTCATTGGAATAGTAAAATACTATAACAAGTTTATGAATGAAAAAGAAGGAACATTCAAAGAGCGATTAAAAGCTCTCATTAAAGAAAAAACATCAATATATTATTTTATTAAATTAACTTATGGCTGTGTTATGTTTTTTATAGCTGTAATTGCATAGGACTGATTATGAAGGCATTAAAAGATTTAATATCTTGTTCCAAGACTGGCCATCTTTCTAGTATGCGTTTAATAAGTTTATTAGGTTCAGCGGTCATACTTGTTTGTATAGCTTTCTTAGTTTTTTCTAAAGATGTTAGGCTTGGAGAAGCTCTTCCATTTTTAATGGGTGGTTTGCTTGGACTTGCTGGATTTAAAAGTTATCAGTCAAAGTTTGAAGGGGATAAATAATTAATAATTTCAACGAATTTTAGAATCAAAAAAATATATAGAAAGCGGTACAAGGCTTTATTTTTATTGCTAGATAAAATACAAGCAGGAAAGAAACTATTTGAGAGATAGTTATTCACACTTGTACCGCATTTCAAGCTTATTAAAATTAAAGAACAATTACTGTTATTTTTCTTCTGAGTATACAACTCTTTAGAAGATAGTATTATACCTCTATCAACTTTCAT